ATAATATTACTAATAAACCTGGATTTGTCACTACTAGTAGTGATTTAATTTTTGATAATGGTAATAAAACTATTTCAATTGCAGCTCCTTCCAGTCCTGGTAATGGTAGTGATTTAACTGTTGCCGGAGGTACTCAAAGTGGTACAAATACAGGAGGTAAATTAATTTTAGTAGGTGGTAATGGATATACAGGAGGTTCTGTTTATATTTATGGTTATGCTGGAAATACAGCGGGTAATGTTTACATACAACATACAGGAGGAACTGCTATTAATGGGAATGTATATATTGGTACAAATACTGGGAGTCAAAAATTAAATGTAGCAGGTAATATAGGATGTTATTCTATTATACCTTTTTCAAATAATATTTATGATTTAGGTTCGAACTCTTATAAATGGAGAGATGTATATATAGCAGGAACTTTAAGTAGTGGACATATTATACCTTATTCAACTGTTAGCTATGATTTAGGTTCGAGCTCCTATAAATGGAGAGATGTGTATATAGCAGGAACTTTAAGTAGTGGACATATTATACCTTATTCAAATAATATTTATGATTTAGGTTCTTCTTCATATTATTTTAGAACTTTGTACACTAATAATATAAATGATATTTATGTTACTACAAATAGTACTCCGTTTTTATCTAGAGTTCTTAATAGAACTAATTCTTCTATAAATGTATCAAATACAAATGCTGAAAATGATGTATATTCATATACTGTTACAGCAGGCTTATTAGGCAATACAGGTACTATACGAATGATTATAGGAGGTTTAATTGTTAATAGTTCAGGATCTTCGGCTACTATAACTGTAAAAACATATTTTGGGGGTACTGTAGTTCATGCAGATACTTCATTATCTTTATCTTCTAGTAGTACTAACAGAGCTTTTTTTATACAAGTTTATTTTCATAATGATACTACTACTAGTCAAGTAATTACAGGGTCAATACAATTGGCTAATACTAATGCAGCTACAACTGGTTATGGTAATCTTGGTGCTAGTACATCATTATCTAACCCGATACTTGGTGTAGCTAGTATTGATACGTCTAATTCAGTTATCGTTAAAGTTACATTTACTATGAGTACAGCAAATAGTAGTTTTTATTGGCAAAGAATGTTTGGAATGGTAGAATTGTTATAAAAATATATGGTTATAATTTTTACAATTGAAATATAAAAACACAATAATTATGAAAATATTTATTCTGTTATATGTTTTGTTATTACTTCTATTAGAAGCAATGACAGATAGTTTTGTGTATAAGAAAAAAAATTTTTTATCACATCTATTAAAAGCAATTTTAATATTGACATTTTTGTTAATGCCATTACTTGTTAAACCTGATATGGTTTTTCTGTTTATCGTATCATATATATCAATCCGATTTGCTTTGTTCAATTATATGTTTAATTTTTTATCTGGTTTGGATTGGTTTTATCTGAGCAAGGAAGTTATACCGGATAAATACTTGACAAGAGTTCCAGTTTTTCATATGCTTTTTATGCAGTTTATTTTCTTACTCTTGGGGGTAACTATAATAATTAACGAATTTTAACTCACAAATTTACAATGTATTACATTTTATGTTGAAAAAAAAGTGTAAATTTGTTTAACGAAATAAAATTTTTGTATTACTTTTGTCTTAAAATCTACAAGCCATGAAACAATTTTTAAAAGATTTATTCTCTGAAAATTCAGGGGTGAGTATGGTAAGAATAATGTCACTTCTTACTATTTTAGTAGGTATAGTTTACTTGTTTCTTTATGGTTCTTCTAATCCTTCTGGTAATTTTATAAGTCTTATAGCAATGTTATTTGCTATAGGATTTACAGGGAAGGTAGCTCAGAAATATTTTGAAGTAAAGGATAAATAAATTTAAATATACATGCCAACAGATATATTATTAAATCTGTTGCAATATCTTGTCTCTGTACCGGAAGGTCAATATTATGTGGAACTTATTGATAATGATATATTTACAAGTCCTGTTCAAAAAGTAGCCTTTACTTTGTTAAAGGAATATTATAGGAAATATCATTATTTACCTTCAAAAGATATTGCAACATTATATTTTTCAGATGCTATTAAAGCATCGAAGAATATACCTAAAGGATTTGATTATGATTTGATGAATTATTTGACATATATTTATTCCCCAATAAATGAGAAAGATAAAGCTTATATTAAAGACCAAATAATAAACATAGTAAGAGAGAAGAAAACTTCAAAGGCTGTTTTAGAATATACAAGAGGGAATATTTCTATAAATGATTTACAGAACAGACTTTCTGAAGTTTCCAGTCTGAACTTAGAAAGTAAAATTGATACCAATAAGTTATTGATAGAAGATTTTGGCATATACCAATTAGAAAAAATAGAAGCTTATCCGACCTTTTTAGAAGATCTTAATGAACTTACTGCTGCAAAGGGTTTTTACCCGCCACAGTTAATAGTGTTTATGAGTAGTCCAAAACATTTTAAAACAGGTATGATGATTAAGCTAGCTGTTGAATATGCCAGAAGTGGTATCAATGTATATTACGCAGATAATGAAAATGGAGAAGTCCCTATAAGAAATAGATGTTTAATGGCTATATGTGAAGCAGATTTAGATTGGATTACTGATCCTGGAAATAAGGAAGAAATAAAGGAATATCTTACAAGATTTAAAAAATACGGTGGTGGAGATATATTTATAGATAGTTTTGGTGCTAATTCTGTAAATCTTTATCAAATTGAAACAAGGCTTCAATATTTAAAAGTAGAAAGAAATTTCGTTCCAAAAATAATAATATATGATACTCTGGATAAATTTTTACCGGTTAATTGGGAAAAAGAGAAAAGGTTGAGATTACAAAATGTGTATAATGATGCTATTAATTTAAATAAAAAACTTAATGTATTCTCATTTACAGTATCCCAAGTAAAACAGCAAGCATTGGAGAAAAGAGTTCTTAAACCTAATGATATATCAGAGGATTATGGTAAAGTAGCTAATGCTCATGCAATCTTTGCTATTTGCGGAACTAAAGAAGAAATGGATTTGGGTATCAGAAGGATAGTTCCAGTAGCGCAAAGAGAGGGTAAAAGATATACTCCACGAGATATTTGTGTTATTCAAATAAATGAAGCTACAATGACTGTAAATGAAGTATTTGATAAAGAACCTTTTATATATTTAGATTGATATGTCATTAATAACTTACTTTGAAACCAATTTTGGAGAAGTTAAAAAGAGTACAAATGGATGGTATGATACATATTGTCCATTCTGTGGAAGACGTAAATTAGCCTTTCATCCTGTATATAAAATTGTTAAGTGCTGGAGAGGTTGTTATTATGGTCATATAAGCGATTTTTTAAGAAAAACAAAAGGATTAACTTTTAAAGAAGTTAATAGATTATATCTCGATGTTGATGTTTTTGAACAGGTTGAAATTAAAAATGAAGTTACTTATAAAAGCAGCAATGTTGAATTACCTTTAGGTTATAAGAATATTATAGAAGATGATTTTTTAGGAGATAGGGCAAGAAAATATCTATTAAATCGAAATATGGATATTGAATATTTATCAGATTTAGGTGTAGGTTACTGTAATGATGATAAAGGAGAATTTTTTGGATATATAATAATCCCATTTAAAAGAGATGGCAAATTGGTTTATTACATTGGTAGGGATTTTTTAGGTAATCCTTTACGATATAAGAACCCTTCCAAGAAAGATATAATGGTAGGTAAATCAGAATGTTTGTTTAATGAAGAATCTCTTTATTTGTATGATAAGATTTACATAGTTGAAGGATGGGCAGATGCTGTTATGTTTAGAGGCAATGGTATTGCCACATTAGGTATAGGTTTAAGTCAATGGCAAATTTTCAAGATTCTTACAAGTAATATCAAAGAAATAATATTTGTTCCAGATGCAGATGCTTATTATAAATGGTTGCTATATGTAGAATATTTTTTAGAAAATTTTAAGGTTAAGTATATTGATTTAAGGGAATATTTAAAAAATGTGAATATTTCTGATAAAAAGTTAAAAGATGTTAATGATATTGGAGTAGATGTTGTATATAAGTTAGAAGAAGATACTGATTATTTAGATATTAATAAATATATAGAATTATATGCAGAGAAATCCGGCTATTCATATTAGACTTTCTGATCTAATAAGAATTTTAAATTTTTTAAAAGTTGATAATGCAGATCAGCTTGCTTATTCCTTATTAAAGGAATCTGCTAAATATAATATTAAAGGTAGAGTTTTTGTTATGTCTAATAAAAGAGTAGCTAATAAAGTAAAAAGAATAATTGATAATGATATTCAGCTGGTTGATTTATTCAATAAAGCTTTATCAATGGTTTTATTGGAAAATAAAATTTTATATGCTAAACCTATTTCTCAAACAAGTCGTCAATATATTGTATTAAAAGAGGTAACTAAATCAGCTATCCAATTTTGTGATTTATACAATATTGATTATTCTATTGGTTTTATTGAGTTTTGTAGGTTAGCAATAGAATTGTTAAAAAAATCATATAGTATATATAAGTTTAAAATGGTTATACCACAAATAAGTAAAAGATATGAAAATAAAAGAATACTTGAAAATGATGAAAACAAAGAAGGTACAAAAGAAGTGTACTCTATTTATAAGAATAAAGCACTTATTCAATTCGGTATTGATTATACTTGTACGGATATTGATGAGTATATTCATTTTTATAATATTCGTAAGTTATGCGATAGTAGGAATATTCCTTACAATGATTGGATTAATACTCAATTTGACAAATTATCTTTTACAGGCACTTTACCATTACCAAAAATGTTATACGGAGAAAAAGCAATAAATAGATTTAATTTAAAAAATACTTCTAATTATGTTAAGGAAACTATATCAGAAAAAATCATCCTTAAAAAGGATGTCTTCAAAAAAAGAAAAGTCAGCAATGATATACAATAAAATTTGTAAAGAAATTGATAATGAATTAATGGATAAATTTGGATGTATTAGATGTTCAAGTTGTGGTAAATTATTGGTAAATGGTTTTGGTCAAAGTGTAACCAGTTGGGGTCATAGCCATAATTTACCTAGAGGAAGATTTCCTGAATATGAATTGGATAAAGATAATATAAGTCCACGCTGTCAAAATTTTAATGGTGAAAAAGGATGTCATGAGAAATTAGATTCATGTGATTTTAGTGCTATAAGTAAATTTATGGATTTAAAGAAGATTATGGAATACAGAAAAAATAAAAATTTAACTGAATATAACAAATTTGTTTCAGGTTTATTAAATGTAGGATGTAAATTGTTTAAATATGAAAATAATAGTAGATAACAACTGGTCTAATGTTACCTTTGATAGTAAAGATTATTCAATAAACAGGAGTATTCCTAAAGAAATAAAGGAATATTTTTCTGTTGAAGTTCCTAATTCTTATTTTATAAGAAGGTATAGACCTAATTGGGATGGAATGAAGCATTACTTTACGCCAAAAGGAAATATTAGAACAGGGCTACTACCTTTTTTGTTAGAATTTATTGAAAGTAATTATCCAGATATTGATATTAAATTTAAAGATATAAGGGGGAATATACCTTCATTTAAAGAAAATCCTATAAATAAATTTGGAAAATATGTAATGGATGGTCAATATGAATATCAGTTTGAATTAATTAAAAAATATAATAATTATCTTACTTATAAAAATGAAAAACTTTATTTTCCACGTGGTATAATAAATGCAGCTACTAATGCTGGTAAAATGATTATTACTGCAGGCATATATTTTAATTTTGAAGGTAATAATCATATGCTTATATTAATTGATAATAAATTATTACATCAACAATTATATGAGTTTTATTCAGAATTATTAGGTAGTGTTGGTATTATATCAGCTGAAACCATTGATATAAAAAATATAACTATTGCAATGGTTAAATCTTTTTATAACAGGATAAATGAAGGTATTTTAACAAAAGAGCAGTTAAATTTATTTAATATACTTGTTGTTGATGAATGTCATTTAGCTGGAGCTAAAACATATGAAGCTATAATAAATAAACTTAATTCACCTGTTAGAGTGTTTTTGTCAGGTACAGCACTTGATAGTGAAAGTGTTATTACAAGGCTTAATATAATTAGCTTATCAGGTAAAGTTATGGCTTCGATAAATAAAGTTGATTTAATGAAAAGCAATGTAAGTAAGAAAATAAAAGTATTTATAAATTATTTTAAACCAACATTAGATAAGCCTTTATTAAGTTATGATGATTATTACAATGATTGTATAGTATTTTCAAGAGAAAGAGCAGCATTAATTTCTAGCATTATAAGTAATTATAAAGATAAAATGATATTAATTGCTGTAGAACAAATATACCACGGAGAGTATCTAGAAGGTTATTTAAATAATGTATTAAAATTTATTGGATATGATTTTAAAGTAAAATTTACTCATGCAAATGATCCAAACAAAAAACAAATAATTGAAGATTTTAAAAACAAGAAAATAAATGTTCTTATATCAACTAGAATAATGAAATTGGGTATAAATATAGCTGACATTGCAGTAATTATCTATGCATTAGGAGGTAAAAGTATTATCAATGTGAAGCAATGGATGGGTAGAGGAGAAAGGAAAAGTAGTTCGGAAGAAGAATTACATTTTTATGATTTTTATGATGATGTAAAGTATTTAAAAACCCATTCAAAGAAAAGAATAAAAATGTATAAAAAAGAAAAACTGGAAGTTATATTTAATTTTAATATTGATGAACTATGAGAACCAAAAAAGAAGAAAAAACTAAAATTGATTTATCTATTCCGGTAAATATAGATTCATATAATTTATCGGAAGAAGACTGTTTTGGTAATTTGTGGTTACCTTCTGATAATGATTGTTCTCTTTGTGCTGACAATGAATTATGTGGGGTTATATACAGTAATAAAATAAAGAAAAAGAAAGCCGAATTTGAATTTGATAACAAAACAATAGATAATACAAGGTTTAATGAAGTTAACTGGGATCTTATAAAGAAACAAGCTATTAATTATAAGAAAGAAAATAATCCTATGACTTTCACGGAGTTATTTATGTATGTTAAAGATGTATCAAAATGTGATAATGATGTTGTTATAGAGACTTATATTGAAGCTAATTTACTTAATCATAATTTATGTAAAAAAGATGGTTTAATTCTTCCATTATGAAAATCAAAATAATAAGTAGAGACAATATTTATTCCTTACTTCAATATTGTAAGGAAAGTGGATATGTTTCTATTGATTATGAGACTGATGATTTAATTAAAATAGGTATAGATGGTAAAGAAAAAATTATTTCTTTTTCTTTGTCATTTCAAATAGGCAGCTCTTATGTTTATGTTTTTAATGGTGATGATAATTATATAATTGATTTTTTAAAGGAAATATATGGTAATTATAATATAGTAAAGATAGGACATAATATTAAATATGATAATCATTGTGCACACATATTAGGTATAAGAAAATTTAGAGGTCAGTTCCATGATACCTTAACAATGCATCATTTAATTAATTGTAAAGGTAATCATGATCTTGGAAGTCTTGTAAATATTTATATTCCACGATTTAAAGATTATAAAAAATTAGTTGATAGAACAAATATTTTAGAGCTAGATAAAGATGAACTTATAGCTTACAATGCAATTGATTCTGAAGTTACTCTGGAATTATATTTCATATTTACTGAACTATTAATGGAAGATAAAAGATTATATACTCTTTTTAGGAATCTTGTTAGTCCTTTAAATATAGTACTATTTAAAATGGAATTGTATGGAATGTTAATAGATAAAGAGTTTCTTGATTATTATATAACTAAGACAGAAGAGTTAATTAAATCTTATGAGAATAAACTAAGAGAAAATAAAACTGTAAAAGCATTTCAGTTACATGTAAATAAAGCATTATTACAAGAAGAGATAAGTAAATTAAGTATAAAATTACTATCAGCAAAAAATGAAAAAACTAAAAATGAATTATCTCAGAGAATAACCGATTTAAAATCTAATAAGATTACAATTGAGAAGCCTATAAATTTTAATAGTCCTAAGCAAATGAGCTTACTTCTTTATACTTCAGCTGGATTTAATTTTCCTGTTGAAGACGAGTATAAAACAGATTCCGGAGAAGTAAGTACAGGTAAACAGGTATTGGAATTATTACCAGACAAGAGTGGATTCATAAAAAATTTACTTATTTACAGACAGTTAAATAAAATATATAGTACTTATTTAATTGGTATAAGAGATAAACTTGATAAACGTAATTACATACATGGTAAATTTAATCAGCATGGAACTATTACAGGAAGATTAAGTTCCAATGATCCGAACATGCAGAATATTATTACCAGAACAAAATACTCAGAAATAGAAGACTTAATTAAAATAGTAAAAAGGTCGTTCATAGCACCTGAAAATTATTTTTTAGTCCAGGCAGATTATTCTCAGGCTGAACTTAGACTAATGGCTGAATTTTCACAAGACAAAAATATGTTATCAGTTTTCCAGAATGATGGCGATTTACATGAAATGACAGCTGCTAAGATGCGTAATATGACCATTGAAGAGTTCCGAAAATTACCAGAAGATGAATACAAAAGATATAGATATGAAGCCAAATCAGCTAATTTCGGTTTATTATATAAAATGTCAATAAATGGTTATAAAGAATATGCTAAGGCTAATTATGGTATTGATCTTACATTAGATCAGGCTACTAAAATGGTAACAAATTTCTTTAAAACTTATAGTGCTATACCTAAATATCATGAGTTATACATTGCAAAGGCAAGGAAATTTGGTTATGTTAGAACCTTATCAGGCAGAAAGGTGTTCATTGAAAATATAATGGATAATGACAATATTAAAAGAGGTTATGCAGAAAGAACCGCTGTTAATGCCCCCATTCAAGGAACTGCAGGCGAATTAACAATGTTTGCGCTTGTATTACTTAACATAATTTTACCCAAAGAAATTCTTATGGTAAATACTGTACATGATAGTATCATTTTTTATATACCTGAAGATTATATGGATTATATTAAGTATATAAAAAATGTAATGGAGAATTTACCGCTTGAACATTATTTTGGTAAAGGGTTGAAATACATTAAGATGAAAGTAGATTTTGAATTTAGTAAAAAATCATGGGGTGAACTGGAAAAATTAGAAAATTTGTAATACCTTTGTAGTAAATTTTATGTTTAACACTTAACACTTTTAATTATGCCGAACGTAAATTTGACAGTAATGAAGCGTCTCGAAGAAGAGTACGCAAAAAAAGCATCCTTTAAAAAAGATTATGTCTATCAGCAAGGATTAAAGGATGGGGAATCCTATGAATTCAGGATTCTTGATCCGTTACCTAATATGAATGGTAGATATTTTCTTGATGTAGTTGTATGGTGGATTAATGGCAAGCGCATTGTTTCTCCTGAAACATTTGGTGAACCATGTCCTTTGCAGAGAATTTATGATGATGCAAAGAACAGTAATGACAAAGATCTAATCAGATTGCTGGAAGCCGGAGACAAATCAGGTAAAAAGATTGTCCGGAAAATAGAAAATCATATTCCTATTCTTCTTTTTCAGTTTAATGTGGATAGAAACGGGGATATTATAGGTATTACTGATAAGAATGGGAATTATGATGTTAATCTGATTGATAAATATATTGTTGATGGTAAGCCAAAAATTCTTGTTGTAAGTACATCTGTTCTAATGCAGATTAATGCTATTGCTACTAAACGTGGTGGCTTGGATATGTTTACTCCTGACAAAGGGTTTAACCTTAATCTTAGTCGTCAGGGTAAAGATAGGAGTACGAAGTATATGGTAACAAGGATGGATAATATGCCTGTTCCGGAGAAATATTATCAGTTAGATGTAGTTCCTGATATTATGAATCTGGTTAAAAAAGGGATGAGAACCGATGAGTATATAGCTTCCATTATGTACAATTATTTGTTCGGAGATCCTATTATGAACGATGATGAGAGTACATTTAGGTATCCGGAGTTAAGAAAAGAAAGTGAGCAAATAGAACAGGAAGAAATTAAGACAAATCTAAGAACTCAAATTACAAAAGAAAATAAACGTATTGTCGAAAATACTAATGATGAAGAGGATGATCTCCCTTTTGAAGAACCTAAGGTTGAAACACCTAGGAGAGGTCGTAAACCTTTAAATCAAGTAGTAAATACTAATCCTGAACCTTCAGTTCCAACTACATCAAATGATACAGTAAAAAGAGTACGTAGAATTACTGATATTATTGATGAATAATGAGAGATGAGGAATTTACAGTAACTGGTTATCTATCAGAAGATTATAATTATCTTCTGATAGATAACCCTTCTATAATAAAAAGAGCTTGTAAGTTCTTAAAGGGAGAGAAATTAGAAATTACGTTTAAAAAATTTTACAAGAAAAGAACTGCAGCTCAGAATAGATGGTTATGGGGTATATGTATAGAAGATATTCGCAGGTGGTTATATGAAACTACTGGCGAAAGGCATTCAAAACAAGCTATCTATACATTTCTTATGACTAAAGTTTTAGGGTATGATATTCAGTCAGAAATTATTGATGGGAAAGAAATACTGTTTTTAGAGGGTAAAAGATTTTCTGAAATGACTACCCTTGAGTTTTCTGATGCAGTAGAAAAAATATATAATTATTATGCTGAAAGAGGTTTACAAATAAGAATGCCAAGACCTAATACAAACAATTTAATTACAGATTATGAGTAACATTATTATTACGTCGGACTGGCATGTCCATAATTATAAAATGTTTAATAAAGGAGATAAGCGTCTTCTTGATATAATCAATTTCATTAAATGGTTGTTTAAATTATGTAATAAGAATGATATT